AGGTTTACTAGTAATAGCACTTCCATAAGAACCAGAAACCAATTGGAATACTCTACCGCAATCTTCATAAGTTACAGTAGTTCCACTATCTAATACGTCTTTACTATCATCTGTTAATGTTATTGTATGTCCAGCAGCAGAAGTTAAGACTATCTTTGTGGTACCAGGGAATAAACTTTCCTTGTATCTATTCCTATCTATATTGATGGCAAATATTTCGTTTCTATCAATTCCATCTCCAAATTTGAATTTCTTAGTCTCATCCGCATAAACCAGATTTCTATACTGACCATATGTAGTTCTAGATGGACTCATTCCAGGCACAAGATCATTATATAAAGCTGATCCAGATCCTAAAGCATCTCCATAAGCTATAGAGAATTGAATTTGCGCAGTAGAGCTTGTTAATGCAGTATCGTAAACATCAAGATAAAACTGTGGAGTTGGAGATATATTTGATGCAGTGATCATGTTTGTGCCTAGCAAAGTAGGATTTCCAGTACTCCAAGCTGGCGCAACTACTGAATCTGAACTTACTACAAAATCTGTAGGATCTAATATTGTAAATGACATTTTATATTATATTTTTTATTATTAGCTTAATTTTACAGATATTGGTATTATTAATCTCGCACCAGAGTCTCTACCAACTATTGTTAATGTAGTTGATATTTCATTCTGTGATCCAAAAAGAGATCTAACAGTTGTGGCTGTCATATTCAACGTAGTTCCTATCACAGTCTTAGATACATTAGTTCCAATTGTAGTCGTTGTATTAAGAGCCGTAGCCTCCGCAGTATTTATACCAGTTGCAGTAAAGCTTGACATTGTTCTAACGTCTCCGATAGTAAACTGATAACCAGAAGTTTCAAAGAATGTGCTTGATCCGTTATAGTTTGCTGTGGATGGAGCAATAGATATAGGTGTTCCTAAAGTAAGAGCTCCTAATAAGCTAGTTGGTACAGAGCTAATAACTGGAATTACACCTGTTCCTCTTGGTAAAGTCAAAAGTTTGTATTTCATTATCTCCTGATCTTCTGGGTAGGCTTGAATCACTGGCATTGCTTGTATCGCCTCACCATAGAATGCAGAACCAGAAGGATGATAGGGATTATAAAGACTATAATCTATCTCATCGTCAGCAAGACTAAATTGTGTTATCCTAAAAGAGCCATCGTTTCTAGCAAGAAGCTCCCTTCCTTTTTTGGTTAAGATGGCGTCGATCACCACCGATGTGCTATTTAAGTAAGCCATTTTTTATTTTTACGTTTATGTTTATAAATATATAGATTAGAAGTTTAGTATCTGAGACTGTATTGTTGATTGTAGAGTATTTGCGTTCTTTAATATAGTCGGATTGATATTTTCAGGTATAGCGAATCCATAAGAAGTTTTTCCTGGATTCTTTTTACCTTGGAGTATCATCGTTGTTTCATCAGGCACTCTTTTTGTGAATACAATTTTATCATATGTATTTATATTATCTGAATTAATATATCCTGGAAGATCTGGATATACTGTAAAACTACTAGTTACGCTTCCTGTAGTTACAGACAAAATTCTTCTTAATATTGGTGTCGAAATACTTACTCCTGTATAACCCACACTACTGCCATTATAATACATGTAAATGTAATCACCTTCCTCTATTTTTGTAGAATAATCAACTTCTCCGTAAGTAGAATAGATCGGTGATGATGCTATTGATCCAGAAGAATATGATGGTAAATAAGTTACTTCTTCTGAAAAGAAAGGATTCATTTTTTCAGATATAACCAATGTATTTGATCCTGCTATAAATCCTGAAGCGCTAAATAACGCATTGGTTGTCGTTCTTGGATCTATGCAGAAGTTTCCATTAAATGGTATCATCTGTGCGCTAAATCTTGCAACAGTACCATAAATTCTCATATCTTCTGGAGCACCAATACTTGGATCCCCTATACCTGCTTGAATAGATACTTTTACAGCTACTTTATCATTAGCGTCTAAGTATACACTATTTACGTTAACTCCTCCACTAGCATTTACCTTTTTACCAGGCGTTATATTATATTCTGTTCCATATACTGTAGAAGTTGACTTTATTATTGATCCTTCTAAAAATCCACTAGATGAAACCGGATTTTTTATAAGATCTACTTTTATTCTATAATTACCTGTTATAATAGGACTTTCTACGCCCTCTATCATTGAATTAAATAAAAAATTAAATTTATAATTTCCTGAAAAAGGTGCAACATATAATGATCCAGTTAATCTTGTAATAGAATCCCCTGTAAAATAATTTACAAATAAATTATAAGGGTCATTTACTAAATTACGAGATAATGGATAGGTTGGGCTGCTTCCAAAGTCCATACTTACATTGTACCAATACCAGCTTGCAGATACAGCTGAGCCAGATCGTACCGTAGAAAAACTATCATTAGTAGTATATCCTGGAAAGCTACCAGAAGGTCTTATTTGGTTTTCTGGAACTGCTAAACCTATATTAAATTGTCTATCATAAGATGCTACAGATCCACTTAATAGAGAAGTTCCGGTCAGACCTACTTCATAACATTCATCAGTTTCTCCAGCTTTTCTATACCAATAAGGCTGATAAGAGTATCCACTCTCTACAATTTTAAAGGTCTTATCCAAGTACTTTTGGTTTGAATATTGGGTAGAATTAAATTGCTTTAATGTCACATTAGCACCCGCCTTATACATTGTTTGGAAGTATATCCAATTATCGTTCTGTAGGTTCAATTCTTGAATACCACCTGATATATTTGCAAGATATGGAAGCTTTACCACCATTTGATTAGGATCATAAGAACTTGATTGGATTTCTGTAAAGAGTCCAGTATAATCTACATAGTAGTCTTGTGGATTATAAGTAGCTCCAAATATCCAATTTTCTGAGACATCGTTATTAGTATACTTTGCTCCAGCATACTTAGAGTGTATTGCACTGGTTCTATGGTAATTATAGTCTTGGATTTCAGCATATTGTCTAGAACCAGTATATTCAGTAAGATCTTCATAGTATCCGCAAGACTGGGATCCTGTAGTTATAGTTATAACATTTGTAGTTTTTATTATACTATCAAATCTAATACAGTCATTTATTGAATAAGAAAATCCATCAGAACTTCCTGTTATAAGAACACTTTCTCCGCTACATTTTTTATAGTTTATTGAATAGTAACCAGGATCTATAGATGCTACATTAACATACGTACATTTTGGTGCACATACGCTTGAAGTAGATAACATATAATTCCAAGCCAATGCTGGAAAAGTCTGTGATCCTGTTTGAAAACTATTTGGTCTTCCACAGAATCTTTTTGTATTTGGATAGGATACCGATGATGTTACCGCAACGCTATTACAATCCGTGTAATAAAATTCAACATCTCTGAGAGAAACGGTTTCCGTGTTTGTTATTTCATAGTTTTGACATCCAGAATACATTCCACACAAAACTCCATAAGATGCTGTATAGTTAGATGATGGACTAAATGTATTTAATGATAAAGAATTTTCTTTTACACATCCTAAATTATATCCAGTACCACCCCCACCTCCAGCATAATTAGAAGATGTTACAGTTCCATCACATTTTATATAATCTAATCTGACTGTTGCGCTTGGGGCTATAATAACAGATGTCTCATAGCATGGGTTATAATCTGATGTATTTGAATACGTATATCCGCATATATCAACTAAAGAAGCCGTGTAATTTACTATATTATTATTTACTAAAGTTTCATATTTTGCACACACGTTCACACTTCCTGATCCTGGAACTGCTTGTGATAATAAATTACTACTACAATCTTGATAATTAAATGATCCCGAATCAGATCCGTTATTTTGTACAAAATAAGTAAAACAAGGCACTCTTCCACATCCTTGACAAGCTGACTGAGATGCTATATTTGCAAAATTAATAGGCATATCAATTCCATAACTATATTCAGCTTCTACAAATTCTTTTGACTTTTGCTGATTCACAAAGTTATTCACCAACGCCCCTTCATTATAGAAAGTAAACATTGATTGAGTAGTTGCAACTGAAGACGTCCACGGGCTTGTGATAGATGACCTTTCAAGTTGACTAAATTCATCAGTTACCATCTCAATTTCAGATCCACCAAACTCTCCAGTATACTTTTCCCAAGAATACGTATTGCTTACTGCTACTGGTCCATATACATTATTAGATCCAGTTGCAATATAAGGAGATACTACTGTATATTGAGAGAATGAATTATAAGCCGTTGATCCTGAAATGCTTGCTGGATCTCCTGCTGAAATTTCAATAGTTTCAACCGACTGAGAATAGTTCATGCTATTGTCCATCTCAGGTTCATGCCTCTCGTACTTGTTTCTTTCTAGTATGTGAGACTTAACTATCATACCAGAAGACAGACTTGATCTAGCTGGTACATAGTCCTTGACCATTTTGAATATAGAATTGTCAAAGTACTTAAGCAATCTTACATACTCAACAATGCTGTGTGTATAGTTATATCCTGCAAAGAAGTTATTCTCATATTCATTCAGTGCTTGATAAGAAGACGAATACTGAGCGTTTGGATCTCCTATAAGTTGATCGATATTGATATAACCTGAAGAAGTTATTACAGAGTTTAGAGCATCGGCAGGAGAAAAACCAAACTCAACATTCTTTGAATTTGTCCTGTCTTGCGTGCTATAATACTGTAAAGTAACGTCTGGGTGTAACAGAGATGAACTGATTTCTACTGTTGAGGTAGACCCTGATATCTTTGTATTATAAATAGAATCAAGACCTGAAATGCTATCCCTATTATATCCACCAAACTCATTGATTGTCAGTATCGACTTTGGAATACCGAATATGTTTACAATCGCGTCTATAGAATTCCTAGTACCCTTAGTCTTGTAAAGGTACGGAATATTGTGATAGATTCTCTTATAAATCTCACTTTGTATCTGCTTAGGACTTAGGGTAGTAAGACTAGAAGTTACATAATTCGTTATCTTCTCAGATCCAGTTGGTGGTAACAGAGAACCATTTTGATTGATACCAAATAGACTGTAGTAGAGGTTATCTGATATATTTGAATTCGTATAAAGAGTACTTCCAAGCGCCATTAAGGCATCGGCAACTAAGTCTGGAGATATACCAGTCTCAGGATTATTGGTAGCATCAAATCTATTCGTAACGTCTTTATAGTATATCCAGATGTTATCAAAGTGCTGACCTATCATATTCACAAAAGTGATGTAAGGTGCGTTAGCAGAGTCGTCCTGGATATATTGAGGAACTGTATTTGTAAGTAGGTCTTTGTTTCTCAGATCATAAAAAGAAGCTGATTGTAAACTACCAGCAAGCCAATTTATAGCCTGAGAAGACGTTACAGAATATAAAGAATATGGTTGTGTAGAGTTTGATTTTGGCCAAGTATAAGATCCTGAACTAAAATACAGATAATATTCAAATGTATCAAAGTTTGTTATTATGCCGTCTATCTGATTGTTCAACAGCACTATAGAAGAAGACATAACAGGATTTGTAGGACCTCCAGTTATTGCTGACTGTGAAATTATTAAATTTTTATAATTTTCTATATTTGCTACTTTGTTTGCAAAATTCTGTAGTCTAGAAATAGCGCTAGAGAAGTGAATAAAGTTAGAAAAATCTGTATAGTCTACATTGATTTCTAAAGCCCTATCTTGGTAGTAGCTCATCATTTTTTGGAATGAGCTAGATACAGATGTAGTAGATAGTGTATTATATGAATAGTATGGAGTTATTTGTCCAACTTGTTGATTTATATCTACTTCAAAGTTTGGACCTCTAAGCGCGTTTTGTTGAGCAGATATAACAGCTGCTTCTACTTCTATATTTACATTATACCTTGTAGATTCAGCTATTTTTTCACTGATCCAGAGCTGATCCTTGACATCAAAATCACTAGGTAATGGTTCATATAGTTTGATTAAAAGATAAGCTCCATCAGCATCTTCAGTGTATGCAACATTTACAGCAATGATATGCTGATTATTACCAAAGTTTAGGTAAAAGTCATTATAATAACTTAACCCCGCAATATAAGCTTGATACTGATTAAAACCAGAAAGGATATCAGTATTACTTATGTCTTGAGATGCAAGTTTAATTTCAGTTCTACTTGTAGAAACTTCTTTTATCCAATAAAATCTACCATAAGCAGAGCTAAATAGATTTCTAAGAAAGTTATATTGTATGTCAAGCGTACCTCTATTAAATCCTCTTGACTCTAAATCTTTTTTTGGATCTAAGTTGATAGAATCATAAAGACCTGTAGTTGCATTTACTGGACTTGCTGGAGTATAATCAGTCGCATTATATACTTTATCTAAAAGAATGCCATTAGCATCATAGATAAAGTATTCTATTCCATCATTTTGATCTCCGAATTGGGTGTAAATAAAACTATTTGTAATTAGGGAGTCGTCTTTTGGTGTGTAAACCTGAGTCTCCGTCCCAGAACCTACGTATGATATGTTTACTATCTCTGCCATTATGTTAATTGTGAGATGTTAAGGTATGTTGCGCTTAAATCGTTTAATTGTTCTCTTAGTGAATTAATTTCTTCTATCAGTGCCTGCTTCTCTTGGTCTATAACTCCAGCTCCAATATATTGTTGACTTTTTTCTACAAGATATGTGTGAGAGTTTGTTACTCCAGTTACCGGAATATCAAAGAAAAGCTGA